AAATTCGTCAACTTTGCTGTTGACACAAGCCACAGAGATCATATACATGTGAGTTTTTCGCCTCAAAGAGCTGGATCATTTATAACCCCAGAAATAGCCACAGCAATTACTGGGGTTGAGTTTGACTCTTCAGATGTTTCAAGCGGTATAAGTATGGATAAATTTAAACAAAATTTCTTTGGTAAAAACAACGCTTCTTTAAGCCCAGATGAACTGATGGCACTTTTATCTACATCAGGCTTGTTTAGTCTTGAAGTATCTGCAATATTTACCGCAATAGCAGAAAGAGAAGCAAATGTTAGGCCAGCTGCAATCAATACAAAACGTCCTCAAGATTTTTCTGTTGGCATGTTTCAAATAAATCTATTAAAAAACGCACACGGCGATAAAACATTCTATCTAAAATACAACGCATCAGGACAACCAGAAGATAGCACTGCTTTAGGTTATAAATTAGCTTATTCAATTGACTCAGATAACAATCCAAACACGCTAGCTGATAAAGTGATGAATCAAGCAACTCAAGCTACCGTTGACCAAAGGGTATGGATACCTTACAATCAAGCATGGATGTTAGGTGTAACTGCTGTAGGATCAGTAAGAGTCGCTCAGGTAGTTAAAAAGAATAATCCAATTGACGAATATTGTTTTCATCCATGGGGAGACTATGGAACTACATATGTTCCAGGCTTTATATTCAAGACAAAATTTTCTACAGCGTTATCAGTCTACTTAAACAGAGGTGGAACAGATGCTAATTTGAGAAAATGGATTAGAACAAACATACCGCAAAAGTCAAGAGCCTATGCATACCTCGAAGGTTGGATGGGTGGCAATGTATATGATCCAGATGGAAACGTATTGTAGGAGGAAGTCTTATGGCATTAAATTATCCAAAGTTTGATAAAAGAATTAATGACAAAATAGATGAGTCATCTTTTAAGCAACTAAAAAATAGACCAGGCACTATCATGGTTTACAACGCATCCCAGAATACGGCAACTGTACTGGTTGATGAAAAGTATTCTGATTTAATTGGCAACATGCTGCCAAATGTTCCGTGTCCATTCATATATGGTGTACAATCTGTAGCACCAGCTCCTGGTACAAGATGTTTAGTTGCGTTTAGGGATGCAGAAGAAAAGCAGCCATACATTGTGATGTACTTTAATGAAACTCATTCCCATAAAAATGCTAGAAATAACTCAGTAGACACCGGCGTACCAAAGTTCTTGGTTTAATTATTATGATAGATCCAGATAAGCAGCAATTCAAACCTTCTGATGTTTTTAACGAAACAGCAGAATTAAAGAGAAGAAAAGAATTCTCCCATAGAGAAGTCGGGCTAACTCACCCAGATAATAAGGCATTTATTCGAATTACGGACATGGGAGAAATAGAGATTTTTGGAGCACCTGGCGTTGGCTTGGTAATCAATCCAAACACTAGAAGTATATCGATTTTTGCAGACAGTATTAAAATGTACTGTAAAGATGATGACGGCTTAAGATGGAACGAAAAGTCCTTTAACCCAGCAGCTGACGTATATAACGAGCCAGCACTTTTAAAAACTGGAGACTTTTTAAATAATCCAGCCTATTATAGAACTGGTCACTTTTTAAACAATTTGCAAAATTATGAAGAGGAACAGGTCGTTACCCCTATTACTATAATAGGGAACTATGGTCTAGGTTTGGGTAATGATCAGGGTTCAGAATTAGTAACTGACCCCAATGGTATAACTTTTGAACAAGCTTCTTTAATTGAAACTTACTCAAAAACCCATACCGAGTCCGAAGTGAAAAAGCTACACGATTTTATTAAAATGGGCTATTCTTACCAAGAAGCCGTAGCCAAAGTAGAAACAAGTGATTTTAATGAACCAAGTGATCTTGAAGATTTTCCTTGGATAACTAATGATTTGGACAAATAATGAGTGATTTTTATTTTGATTTTAGCGGCGACATTAAAATATCTCCGAACAAAGACATAGCCATGGTAGATAATGGGTCTAGAAAAGACGTGCAACAGATCTACATAAGATTAATGACAGAACCAAATGACTTTACTATTTATCCAAGGCTTGGATGCGACCTCTCCATGCTGTACGGCATGCCTCAAACCAAGGTAACGGGAGAGTTGGGCAAGAGAATAATCAGAAACTCTCTCATGGATGAGGCTGTAGGTGGTATATTTAAGGGCAGGTTTATATCGATAGACGCTGTTCCAACATCTGCTAATTCAATTAGATTTGATGTACATATAGAAGACAACAGTGTTGAGCCGATCACTTTGTCAGTAACACAAAACATTTAATAAGGAGCAATAATGCCAATTGTATACAGTAAAAGCAAACCGGAGATCTTAGGCAGGATGCTTTTGGCATTAGAAAAAAATGCTGGCATTACAGCAACCTATCCTGGCGCAATAGCTAGAGCATTTGCTGAATCAGTTGCTACAGAAGTAAGCGATTTATATGAGACTTTAAAGTTTGCTGTTGATCAAACGGCTATATCAACCGCATCTGGTCGCTCATTGGACTTGATTGGTGAATTATATGGCGTACCAAGAAAGCTTGTTTCTGCCGACTCAGAACAAGAAAGATCAAGTTATAATATAGAATTTTTTATAGGCTCTCCATCTTCATCTGATATTGTTATAACAAAGGGAACTTCAATATATAATGACGTAACCGAATTTGCCACTAGGCAGTATCAGTATCAGCTAGAATCAGATGTAACAATCATAGCTGGCACAACCAAAGCTTATGGCAGAATTACCCCATCTTTTACTAGCCAAGACTTTACGGCTGCTAAGGGGACGTTAACCAAGCACAATTTTACATCTTCCGATGGCACCATCGTTTATTGCTCAAACCCAAAGGAAGTGTATTCTATTTCTGGAATGGAAAGCGATGAAAATTATCGTCGCAGAATAAGCCTTTCGATCAAGGAAAGATCATACGGCACAGCTGAGTCACTTAGATTAAACGCACTTTCACTTCCTGGAGTTAGAGATGTAAGAATAAGAGAGTCTTCTTACGGCCTCGGATCATGCGACATTATAGTCGTGCCCGAATCCCAAAGAATTGACCCATCATTTGTTCAAAATATATTAGACAATTTGTCCGGGAGAAAGCCAGTCGGAATAAAATTAAACATAAGAATTGCAGATAGAATACCAATTAACACAGTGGTTAATATAGTTTTACCACAAGGCCTAAGTGCAGCGGCTATTTCAGCCATAGAAGGACAGGCAAACTTGTTCGTAAGAAGATATCTAAATTCCATGACCATCGGAAGCTCAATATCTTATTCAGACATAGAAAATCAAGTAAGAGCCTCTTCTGATTTTATCAAAAGTGTTAACATATTAAGCGTAACCTCCAGTGGTCAAGAAGTGCCTAAGGGCATTTTTAGATTAAATACCGAAAGAGAATACATGATAGCTGGGACTGTATCGATTTTTTCTGTTATAATGTCTTCACAAGGTTATTAGAACTGAAAGAGTGGTACTTATGTCAGACAAGCTTTTTCTTGTCACCAAGACTCATATAGTCAAAGCAAAGAATACTGGTCAGGATTCATTTTATGATACCGTTGACGAGATGGAAGAAGATGAGGATAGTTACGGCAACATAAGCCCATCCTATAATTCATCTGTTCCATCGGCAACCATAGATTTTCTGAGATCAGAGAACAAGAGATTAGCTCGTTCAGCTGATAAATATAAGAACATTAGCGATCAAGCTTCTGAAACAATTTATAGAGCAGCTCATGACGTTTTCTCCAATTTTGAATTACCTACTCTTTCTAGAAAAGAATCTAGAAAACCAGGTAAGGGAACCCCCGAAACAGCTGTAGTAGTTTTTGCTGACTGGCAGCTTGGTAAGGTAACTCCTGATTATAACTCTGAAGTAGCAGCTCAAAGAATAGAACTCTATACACAAAAGATGCTAGAGATTGTAGAAGTACAAAGAGCAGATCATCCAATTGATAATCTCCACGTATGGATGCTTGGAGATATTGTAGAGGGTGAAGAGATATTCCCTGGACAAAGCCACTTAATTGACTCTGGAATATATAGACAAGTTGGCGTTAATGGGCCAGAAATACTCAGCAAGTTTTTTGCAACCGCTCTAGAAAACTTTGACCAAGTAAATGTGACTGCTGTAATCGGTAATCATGGATCTGTTGGTGGAAGAAACAGAAAGATGTATGACCCAGAATCAAACATGGACAGACTTCTTTACAAAATAACTAGTCTTATATTCAAAAACAATCAAAGAATTAACTTTAATATTCCAGATGGAAGAGGGGAAAGACACTGGTACGCTGTTGATAAAATTGGAGACTATTCAACTTTATTAATTCATGGCGACCAAATGCCTTCGCCTAATTCAATTACTCCTTACTATAGAAAAGTAATGGGATGGAAAGATGGTGCGATTCCAGAAGAGTTCCAAGATGTGTTTATGGGTCATTATCACCAGCAGGCCAAGATGACCTTGGGTAGTTCAACATTAAGAATTTCTGGTTCCCCAGAAAGCTACAATACGTATGCCCAAGAGTACTTCCACTCAATGAGCAGACCATGTCAGCATCTAATGTTTGTACACCCAGAACATGGAGTAACCTCAGAATATTCAATATGGCTTGACGCAGTTTAAGTAGGACAAAAAGTAGATGAAGACATACTTCCTTGCATTAAATAACTCTGATTTTAATATCAGTGGTAATACTTGGACGTCCAATGTCATAGACATATATTCGAATAGGTTTTATACAAACTTTTCAACCCTAAGATCTCGTCATGGCATAAATGAGCTTGGTGATTACACTTTTGTTGGAACAGAAATTAAAGATGACGCCACTCCAACACTTGGTTCTACAACTAAAGTAACCAATTATGGAGAAATAATTCTAGAAGAGACTATACGGAGAGTATGACTTCTTTAATTATGACAGCTATGAAGACGGAAGGTACATCTTTGATCTAGTTGATGCTTCTCCATTTTGGATCATGGGTCCAGACTATGAATCACAATTAGTATATAGGTTTGTTGACACAACCAGTAGAGCAGACATTATTGGCTATAAGCACGCATTTGCTAATTTGCCAGGTACAGAGCAGCCAACTATAGAAATAAAGATACTTTGCGCTGACAGAGAAGATGCTGAAGATTCTGAGTGGTTGCAGGTAGCATATGTCAATCAAAATACTTCACTACTCTTTATCAGAGACGTAAAAAGATATTGCAAGTTTGAAGTAATAATATCTTCTTCGTCTTCATTGTCTCAATCAAACTTCTTGCTCTTGGTTCAAACGCAGATAGATGAAATTGCGGTTCCAGTAATATCAGACCACGCTAGAAGCGTTCTTTCAAGATTCCCATCGTGGACCAAAATATATGGAGACTCCCTAGAGAGAGCAACTCCATCTCTAGCTCTTCCTGAAACAAACGCAGGAAAAATGGTTAATGCCGTTATAGGAGACGATCTAGATAAGATAGACGAATTAATATCTAGAATTGAATTAGACTCTTTTATCGGCTCAGCAACAGAATCACAAATTGCGTGGATGTACGTATCAACCAATGTTAAACCAGGTTTTGTAAAAGTACTTGGCAATAATACTGAGCTGGCAAGAGTTTCTACTATGAGGGATTTGCTAGAAACAAGAACAACAGATTACGTATTTTACTATAATTTTACTACGTTAGAATTATTTACCCTTAGGGAGTTCGTAAATTTAAAGGTAGACAATACAGTAGTTGATCAAATATCAGCACAAAACTTTAATAGCTTTGATGAATTTGGGGTAAGGGTAGGATTACAAAGATTATATCTTGAATCAAACTCTAACTTTGCTAAAAGAATTTTAGATGTATACAAGAATCCTCCGGCAATAAATGCTGAAGGATTAAAACTAACTCTTAGAAGAGAATTAGATATATGGAGAGCATTTGGCGCTACCCCTGAATCAACCTATCTTGGAGCTACTCCTGAAATTATAGAAATATCAGACTTTGAAACGATGTCGAGATACTTTTCCAAAGAGGGCATACCAACTAAAGACTTCTTTGACTTTGTAGAGTACTTAAATGTCAAATACCCAACTAACTATGGATACATTAAATGGGGAGAGTCATATTGGGATTACGCAGGCAAATTGCAAGAAGGTATTTCATCAATACCAAAGATAACTGACTCAGCAACTCCTGAAGGCTATTCGGAATATTACCAGCCAGGTATTGGTGACTTCGAAGACGCAAGACTGAAGCTTGAAAAATTAGATCAAGAGATAAGTCAATCTTCTTTTGGCTTAAGAGTTACTGGAATTAAGTTTGAAAATACTGAACCAGCTTATGAGCCAATAAATGTGAAGTACGATACATACATTTCCTATTATGAAGATTATGTAGAAAACGATACCGCAACTGTTACGTACGACGTAAAACTACTCTTAAATCTACATGGTGATATACCAAACGATGCGGTCTATACTGCAAGATTCACTGACTATGTAACCAATTATTTTGACCAAACCTCTTCTCCAGAATATATTGTTAGATCAATATTTAATTCTTCTGGGTTTACAACAGGCGACTCAATATATTACAACAATGGTGGCACACCTTATGTAAATACATTTGACGTTTCAGCAACTGAATCATATACATTTAATGAGATACCTCTTTACTCCGTTGATGCAGCAACAATAAACTTTATCAGTTCTGCTGATCCAACTGGAGCAACTGGAAGCT